AAGGTGGACTGTAGTGGTCGTGCCATCAGGGCTTTCCGTTTCAAAATCCGGTTCTTTTTCAATATAACGATATCCTGTAATATCATATCGCATTCGAGTCATATCATGTGTTATCAATTTTGATGCGTACATTCCTTCACGTAAATTATCAACAATATCAAAAAGACCGTCAATTTCCCAATCTATTACTCTATTTGTTATATCACCTGGCATATTTGGATGCAATATTGGTTCTGGTGTTGCCCAAATCTCTCTTTTGCCCTTTTGCCGGTTCATTATAGATTCTAAACTTTCAAATCTAAATGCAGAAAACGTTTCATAAAACATATATAAAGCTCCACCAGTTTGTTTTTCTTCTGTGGCATCACCGTCACCAGCATTTTCAGTTTCAGGTTCATCTTTTGATAATGCCTTTTCAGCTAAGTCAGCAAAAACTTCAAATGGTTTTTTAAAAGGAAACGAATATTGATGTAAATCAGTAGTTGGTTCAATTATTAATGGTTTAACTGCCTGCTGTCCGCAATAACTATTATAATCTGTTTGTAATGGCCCAATAATTTCATTTTTATAGATGTCTCTAATAATTTCATCAATGGTAACATTTACATATCCTTTACTTATTCGAGTTTTTTCATTAATAATTGCCTCTACAGAACAGCAATGTAAAACATATCTTTTTACTCTTTCAGAAGTTGACACTACAGCTGATGTAGATGTTACTCTAAAAATTTTATCAAGAACAGAATCCCATTTGGCATAGTGTTTTGCCGCCGTCATATCACCCATACCAGGTGTCACACCTTGTGTTGATGCTATAATATGAATAAATTCTTCGCCAATAATAGGAATTATTTCTCTCAATCCGATTGATTCAATTATAGCAACATCCATTAACAAATAAGGTTTAGAAATATCCTCATAAAGAGATATAGTATCATATATTGGTATTATATTGACTGCTGCCGGTACATTACCGGTAAGATCTTGACCCACATTAGGGGACAGAAGCTCTAATTTCTCAACAATATAATCGCCAGGTTTTCGGGTAGGCGGATCGTTGGTGGATCCGGGGTCCAATGGGGACTCTGAGGGGGTTCTATCTCTAACATCCCAGGCTGGTAAATTTTCGGGGTGATGATCTGGCATATTGTAAATTATCCGTATCGTTTAGATTGTGCTTCTTTAAAAATACTTTCAATATATTGAAGGTCAATTATTTTAATAGTTCTATTAGTTTCATTTTTCCGGAACTCCCAATCATATTTTGTTATTCGTGATCGAACCGTATCTGACAAAACATTCCATGTTTCATAATCAACCACAACCTTTATCTCTTTTTCACTATCTGTTTTCGGTTGAATAATTTGATGATATTCATGAATTACTTTTCTCGCGCGCTCCGCAGATCCATATTTACTCTGAAGGAATTTTCTAAAATCTTGCGAACTCAATGGCCAATCAAAATAAGGGTTAAACATTTTATTTGCTAAAAATATAATCCAATCATATTTAACATTACCATAAATTAAAAATGATGTTATATCTGGTCTTTCAGTATCACCAATAGTATGTACTTCAAATTGTATACCTTTATCTATAACATTTTGCTTTATTAAATTTCTAACAAATATATTAACAGCAGTGGATGTTTCCAGATATTTACTTTTTGTTATATTATATTCAACTTTTGGTAGGTAAGAAAAATATGACATTAAAATCCCTCATCGATGTCTTCTTTTGTTATAAGAACTGTTTCAGTAAATGTAAGAGTCATTTTAATTTCAAAAGGTGCTCCATCTTCAAAGAAAAATGGTACACCGGCTGCAGCATAATTAACCACGCATGCATTACATACACTTCTTGCTATTCTAAAAGGTGTTTTACTATTGCCTCCGCCATCGTTGTAACTAGTTCCAGATGTATTTAATCCATTATGTCCAAATTTAATATTAAATACATTTGGAAAAGAAAAAAAGTTTGAACCAGCGCCTCTTTTGCGGCTGCCTCCTGCGCCGGCCATCTTTGTCTGTGCGCCGGCAGACCCCAAATGCTTATCTTGATAACCGGGCAATGTTGCTTTTCTAAAATTTGCTATAATTTTGCGAATTGTTTCAGATTCTGCACTTGATTTCGCTATCATTGGAAATTCAAAAGTAAATTTTCTAAATTTACCCGGACCTTGATATAATAAAGACATTTTAGGATTAACGGCAACATTTGCACCCCCTATCGCTCTTTTTAAAAAATCATCTTTTCTAATTAGGTTACCAACAGTAGCTTCTGCAATACTTGCACCTTTGGAAGGGGTGGTTACGCTAGCAGCAATAGCAGATAAGGCTTGCGCTACATCAACCTCTTTTCCCGAAGTAAAATATGGCGTTAAGGCTTTTGCGGCTTCAGCTGAAGTTTCCGTTAAAACAGTACCTAATCCTTCTTGTTCTGCATATATTGCTTCCGATGTGGTAATCATCGCTTGGGCACTCATAGGTAAAGCTATTGACCATTCCTGTTGCTCATTTCCGCCGCCAAATTGTGTAGGATATGAATCAAACATAACCCAATGTCCTTCATCTGAGCTTTGTAATTCCTTGGGATATGTAAGAAAATCTCCGGCCATTTAATTCCTCCGTTTTTGTTATAAATAGGTCCACAGCACATTTATATTATAAATTATTTATATTGAATTAGACATGGCTTATAAAGGAAAATATAAACCTAAATATCGTAGTAAATATAAAGGCGATCCTACTAAGATAATTTATCGAAGTTTGTGGGAAAGGCGTTTTATGGTATACTGCGATGAAAACCCAAATATTATTAAATGGGCAAGTGAAGAAGTAATTATTCCATATAGATCTCCACTTGATAAAAGAATACATAGATATTATCCTGATTTCTGGGTTAAAACTAAAAAACATGATGGCTCCATTGAAACATCATTAATTGAAATAAAACCTAAAAAACAAACTGTTCCACCCAAAAATACAGGTAGAAAACGAAAGAGTGGAAGGTTTTTATTAGAAATAAAAAGATATGGTGTTAATGAAGCAAAATGGAAAGCTGCATCTGCAGTTTGTAAAAAGAAAAAATGGAAGTTTATTATATTAACTGAGGATCAATTACTATCTAAATAATACATGGCACTAAAAAATTATTCTAAACTACAAGATAACGCTATTTCATGGTTGCAGGCGAAATACGATATTCTCCGAGACCAATTAATAATCGGCAGATCTCGTATGTCTAAAGATCCATATAAAATTATTTCAGAAGGCACCCGAGAAGACGCAATGGAATTCGGGCATATGTACTTCTTTAATTACGACCCTAAACATAAAACAAAATTAAATTACTATGATAAATTTCCGTTAGTTATTCCAATAGGATCATGGCAAAAAGGGCTTATAGGAATGAATTTTCATTATCTTCCTGGACAGCTAAGAGAAGCGTTAATGAAAAAATTAATCGGAAGAATAAATCTTAATGAAGATACTTCTAGAACATATATAGATATCACTTACAATGATATAAGCCCTTTTGTTAGATATAAAGAAGTCAAACCGACCATTCATAAATATGATATAGCATATTCATCAGGAACATTTATACATATTGCTGCTGATGAATGGAATACAGCAATTCATTTACCTGTAGAAGATTTTAGAAAAGCTAGTAAATCCGAAGTTTGGATGGATAGTAGAAACATTATAAAGGCTATATGAATACAAACGACTTTATTGCTCAGTTAGACAGTGCAGGTGGCATAGCTCCGATGAACAGATTTGTTGCAAAAATTGCTCCACCATCTGTACTTCAAAAACCAGTCAACCTCGAATTTTTCTGTAATCAAGCTCCTTTGGGAGCAAGAACAATAGCAACATCTGATTTGAAACATTATGGCCCAGTTCGTAAAATGGCTAGAGAAAATACTTATGCTGAATTTCAATTACAATTTATGATTACTAATGCATGGGAAGCCAGAAATTTTTTCATCAGCTGGATGGATTTGTGTGTTAGTACAAAGACTGCTAATATGAAATATTATAATGACTATAAAGGTGATATTAAGGTATTAGCATTTGATCAAACTAATGAAAGCATTTCCGGGGGTGATAGCAAGCATGGGACTCATTATATGGATGTATTCCCTACGAATGTTGATCAGATTAATCTAGCATGGGACCAACTGAACCAACTCGGGCAATTTAGTGTGAATTTTGTTTGTAGAAAATGGCAAAGTTTGGGAGAAGGCGGATTCAGAACGAGGACATCTGAAATATTTGTTGACAAGGACAAGACCTTTCAATAATGACTTTTGTAAATATAAATTTTTGATTTGGAGATATTATGGCTTTACCAGTAGTAGAAACACCTACCTATACAATTAAATTGCATAGTGTAGATAAACCAATAAAATATAGGCCTTTTCTTGTTAAAGAAGAAAAAATCCTATTAACAGCTCTTGAAGGTGGGGATACTGCAGATATTGTTTCAGCAACGAAACAAATTATTAAAAACTGT